CCTAAAGCAAGACCAAAAAAGAAATCAGACATTGCTAAACCTGGAGATTTAAACCAACCAAAAATTACTGTAGAAAAGTTACTACCTGGTTCTAATAAAACACTTGATGATGTTTTTAAAAAGAAATCAGGTGGTCGTGGAGATGGGGCAAAAGAACTTCTTCAACGACAAACTGATCCTAAGTCTCCTTCCAGACTAAAGGGTGAGGCAGTTATGAGAAAAATAACTCGTAGTCAATGGGCAAACATGACTAAATCAGAGAGAAGGGCCTTAGGTTTACCAGCTACTAGAGTAGCAGCAATGGCTGGAAAATTAAGAAATATAAAATTTAAAGATGGTAAAGGTTTTTAAATTATATAATAACTAGTAACATTTAAATGAGAGGATAAACAATGTCACTAACAACAACAAGGCAAGAAGGTATTGAGGTATATGAACAACCTCTTACTTTTACAACACTAAAACGAACAGTAACAAGTCTTACTAGTGCAACTAAAACAGTAACTGCAGCAGAGTCAGGAACAATCTTTACTCTTAATCGTGCTGCTGGTGTTGTTGTAACACTTCCTGCGGCAGCAGCAGGTTTGTACTATGATTTTCATATTGGAACAACTGGTACATCTAATAGCTACACTATTTCTGCTGCAAGCGATGCAGATGTTATGCAGGGTGTAATTTTACACATGGACAAAGATGATGTAGGCACAGCAGTTGCTCTTAATGAAAACGTAGATACAAATGGTTTTAATGTACCTGCTGCAGATGATCATCAGTTAGTTCTTAATGCAGATGCCGATGGACGTTTCCTTGGTGGTTATGTAAGTTGCGTAGCTATCACTGATGCTCTTTGGATGGTAACAGGACACTTATTTGGTGATGGCACTGTAACTCATAACTTTACGTAAGTTAGGGGGTAACTATGGCTGATCAAGTTGGTTTGATTGGTGAAGACCTGGGGTGGACTGTACAAACTGCAGTCACCCTTGGGGATGGAACCACAACACACGTAGTCTGCACTGATGCAAGCACAGTATATATTCATTGTAGCCATGCAATAGATATTAGTTTTACTGCTGCAGAAGCAGATGCTGGTGATAATGATTTAGAACTTGCTGCAGGACTACACAGTTTCATTGTACCAAAAGCAGTGGGCAATGCAACAATACTAAACTACAGACGAGCTAGTAGTACATCTACAACAGTGCGTGTAGTTTTATCATAAATAATATGCAATCCCAACATATCGGGGTTGCATAACTACAGGTTGTACTTACTTAATAAATGTGTAAAACTATCCCCATAACAAGGAGATAGGAATGTTTAAACGTATATACAACTTTATAAAAAAATCACAAGAAAAGAAAATAGCTTACTGGCAACTAAATAGTATGTCAGATAAAACACTAAGAGACATAGGGATATCTCGCTCAGAGATATGGTATAAGGTATATGGCACATAATCTTACAGAGAAACAACAAAGATTTTTAGATGTTTTGTTCACAGAAGAGTGCAAGGGTAATCCAGTGGCTGCTATGAAAGCTGCTGGATATGCTGCTAATACATCCTCTACACAAGTAACTGGACCTTTGCAAGAAGAAATTGCAGAACTTACTAAAAAATTTATTGCATCTAGTGGATCTAAAGCAGCATGGGCTATGGCTGAAGTTATGAATAGCCCTACAGATTTAGGCAATAAAGAAAAGATTGTTGCTGCTAAAGACTTGTTGGATCGTGCAGGATTTGTTAAGACTGACAAGGTAGAGGTAAAAGCTGCAAATCCTTTGTTTATCTTACCAGAGAAAGAAGATGAGTAAGGTACATAAAACTTGGAGATTACCTAAACCAGATTTTATAGAAGGAAGAAAAGTTTGGTATCCTGTTGTTAGAGTTGGTAGAGTTGTTCCGTTTGGCTACAAACAAGACCCTAATGATGAGGATATACTCTTACCTATACCATCTGAATTAGAACTCTATGAACAAGCAAAACAGCATTTAAAAAGATATAGCTACAGAGATGTTGCAAACTGGTTAACCACTCAGTCAGGCAGAGAGATTAGTTACGTAGCTTTGAATGAAAGGGTAAACCGTGAGTCGAGATTTAAGAGAGATCTTGCAAACCAACGCTACTATGCCCAGCGATACAAAGAAGCGAGTTACAAAGCGCAGAAAATCGAAGAAAACATTAAAAGAATCCAAGGCTCCAGTGACAGAGGTATTTCTTGAGGAGGTTGAACAACCAAAACAAAAAATACTTTTTCAACCTAATCCTGGACCACAAACTTCTTTTCTTGCGGCAACAGAACAAGAAGTATTATATGGAGGATCAGCAGGAGGTGGTAAGTCATATAGTCTAGTTGTTGATCCTATTAGATACTTTGGTAACTCGCAAGCTAGTATGTTGCTTGTACGTAGAAGCACAGAAGAACTAAGAGAACTTATTTCTATATCAAAAGATCTGTATCCTAAAGCAGTTCCTGGTATTAAGTTTATGGAAAGGGATAAGACTTGGGTAGCACCCAGTGGAGCAACTTTATGGATGTCGTATCTAGATCGTGATGATGATGTTATGCGTTACCAAGGTCAGGCATTTAACTGGATTGGGTTTGATGAACTTACACAGTGGCCTACACCTTACCCTTGGAACTATATGCGCTCAAGATTAAGATCATCAAAGGATAGTGGATTACCGTTGTATATGAGGGCAACTACTAACCCAGGGGGTCCAGGACATCAGTGGGTTAAAAAAACCTTTATTGACCCTAGCCCACACAATGAAAGTTTTTGGGCTACGGATATAGATACAGGAAATGTTATTACTTGGCCTAAGGGTCATACTAGAGGGGGTGAGCCTCTGTTCAAAAGAAAATTTATACCAGCCACCCTCTTTGATAATCCGTATCTGGCAGACGATGGTATGTACGAAGCAAACCTTTTATCTTTGCCAGAACATCAAAGAAGACAATTACTAGAAGGTGACTGGGATATACAAGAAGGTGCTGCTTTTCCTGAGTTTAACAGAAAAGAACATGTAATAGAACCATTTGATATACCTAATAGTTGGGTTAGATTTAGAGCTTGTGACTATGGTTATGGATCACATACAGGGGTTCTTTGGTTTACAGTGACGCCAGCAGAGCAGTTAATAGTTTACAGAGAGTTGTATGTATCAAAGGTTATAGCCACTGATTTAGCTGATATGGTACTAGAGGCAGAGGATGGTGAGAAAATACGATATGGTGTTTTGGATTCTAGTTTATGGCATAATCGTGGTGATACTGGGCCATCATTGGCTGAACAAATGATTATGAAAGGCTGTAGGTGGAGGCCATCAGATAGGTCTAGAGGATCAAGAGTTGCAGGTAAAAATGAAATACACAGACGTTTACAAGTTGATGAGTTTACAGAAGAATCAAGGCTGGTGTTTTTTAATAGTTGTACTAATACCATTTCTCAGTTACCTGCCTTACCTCTTGATAAAAATAATCCAGAGGATGTAGACACAAATGCAGAAGACCACTTATATGATGCTCTACGTTACGGTATAATGACTAGACCAAGAAGTAATATATTTGACTTTGATCCTTCTGTAACTAGGACAGGATTTCAAGCTGCAGATGCGACATTTGGTTATTAAGGATACAATATGGCAGAAGAACTAGAAGATATAATCATGGATATGGAAGAAACTTCTTCTATTGAAGATGTAAAAGCAGAAGAATATTCTGATCCTAAAGCTGGTCAAATTGTTGCTTTCGTAAAAGAAAGATTTGATAAAGCTGAAAATGCAAGAGAGACAGAAGAGCATCGTTGGATACAAGCCTATAGAAACTATCGTGGTATATATGGTCCAGATGTACAATTTACTTCTTCAGAAAAATCTCAGGTATTTGTTAAAATAACTAAAACAAAAGTTCTTGCTGCTTATGGTCAGATAGCAGATGTGTTATTTGGTGGTAATAAGTTTCCTATCAGCATTGACCCAACCAGACTTCCTGAAGGTGTAGAAGAAGTTGTAAACTTTGAAACTAATCCAGAACAAACAAAAGCAAAAGATGGTATGCCTGAGTTACTTCCTGGTGAAACATACCCAGAGTTTCAGGAACGTCTTGGTGCTTTAAGAAATAACTTAGAACCTGTAATGGATAAGTTAGAGCCTGGCTATGCTAAAACACCAACATCTCCACAGTTTTATCCTGCAGAAGTTGCAGCAAAAAAGATGGAGAAAAAAATACATGATCAGTTAGAAGAGTCCCACGCAAAGAAACACATGAGGGCTGCAGCACATGATGCAGCTTTATTTGGCACTGGAATTATGAAGGGTCCATTTGCTGTAGACAAAGAGTATCCTAACTGGGATGAAGAGGGTAATTATTCCCCAGTATTTAAAACTATACCACAAACTACTAGCGTTTCTATCTGGAACTTCTATCCCGATCCTGATGCATCTACCATGGAAGAAGCAGAGTACATTGTAGAACGTCACAAAATGTCTCGTTCTCAATTACGTGCTTTAAAAAATAGACCATACTTTAGAAAAAATGCAATAGATAATGCTTTATCTTTGGGTGAGTCCTACATAAAAGAGTGGTGGGAGCAAGCCATGGAGGATGATGCACAGGAATCTAGATCAGAAAGGTTTGAAGTATTAGAGTTTTGGGGTTTTGTAGACACTGAAATATTAAAAGAACAAGAGATAGAAATACCAAAAGAGTTGCAGGACACAGAGCAACTAAGTGTAAATGTCTGGACATGTAATGGTCAAGTGCTACGTTTAGTAATGAATCCTTTTACCCCTGCTTACATTCCATATTTTGCCGCCCCTTATGAGATGAATCCTTACAGTATCTTTGGTGTAGGTATTGCTGAGAACATGGATGACACACAGACTTTAATGAATGGGTTTATGCGTATGGCGGTGGATAATGCTGCACTATCGGGTAACTTGTTGATTGAGGTTGATGAAACTAACTTAGTACCTGGACAAGACTTATCTGTGTATCCTGGCAAGATATTTAGGAGACAAGGTGGTGCTCCAGGTCAGGCTATCTTTGGTACTAAGTTTCCTAACGTAAGTAATGAAAACATGCAGATGTTTGATAAGGCAAGGGTATTAGCAGATGAAAGCACAGGATTCCCAAGTTTCGCACATGGTCAAACTGGCGTCAGTGGTGTGGGCCGTACTGCTTCTGGTATCTCTATGCTTATGTCTGCTGCTAATGGCTCTATCCGCAACGTTGTAAAAAATATAGATGACTACCTATTAGCACCACTAGGTAAAGCATTTTTTAATTTTAATATGCAGTTTGACTTTGACCAAGAGATTAAGGGTGACTTAGAAATTAAAGCTCGTGGTACAGAAAGCCTAATGGCTGATGAAGTACGTAGTCAACGTTTGATGCAATTCTTACAGATAGGACAGAACCCAACACTAGCACCATTCTTTAGAATGGATTATGTAGTACGTGAGATTGCTAAGACTATGGATCTTGATCCTGACAAGGTGGGTAATAATATGACTGAGGCTGCAATACAGGCAGAGATACTCAAGAAGTTTAAAGAAGCAAATCCTGATCCACCACCACCTCAACAGGGTGTAAATCAACCACCATCTCCACAGAGCGCTCCTGCTGGCGCACAGGTGCAGGATACTCAAGGAAGTGGGGGAGGTACTATAGGAACAGGAACAGCCCCTCAACCAGGAGAACAGGGCTTCTCAGGCAATGAGCAACAGTTACAGTAATGAAGTTAGTCGTGAATAATACACTTAAACCTTTTGTAAATAACCCAGAGTTATACAATCCGTTTCTAGAAGAAATAGGTGAACGTATAATAATGTCACAGATTGCAATGGAGCAGTCTAGAGAACCAGATGAGATGTTTAGACTGCAGGGTGAGATACGTGCTTTGCGTTCTTTGGTAAGACTTAGAGATAAAGTAAATGGATGAACAACAACAAACTAAAACTTTATTTGGCCCTAGAGTAAAGGCTGCATTACCTAAGTTTGGTAAATTTATGGCAGAGGCTACACCTATTATTGGTGATGCTATAGCAGCAGAGGAAGTTTATAAAGAACTACAAAAAGATGAGCCTAATTATTTTTTAGCTGGTGCATTAGGTGGTGCTGCTATTGTGGGTCTTGTTCCTGGCTTAGGAGATGCAGCAGCTTCAGCAATAAAAGCAGGTGCAAGAAAAACACTTGATACAGCCAAACGTGTTGAGGTTGATTCTACTTCACTAGGAAGTATGGGCGGTAATATTAGATTAAAACCTAAAGAAAATATATGGTCATATCCAGAGCAACTTTATGACTCAGCAGAAACATCTATAAATGTTAGTAAGAAACCTGCAGGTTATAATGAATTAAAAAAACGTGGTGAAATAAAAGATAATAAACTTATTGTTGATATTGGTGGTGGTAAGTTTGACAACTTAGTAGAAGATGCTGCTAAAGAAGGTGCAACTGTAAAAGTATACGATCCATTTAATAGAACACCAGAACATAATGCAGCAGTTGTTAATGAAATAAAAGATGGACAGGCTGATATGGCTATGTCTCACAATGTATTAAATGTTATACAAGAAGATAAAAACATTATAAACATTGCAAGACAAGCAGAAAATGCAATAAAACCAAATGGTAAAGCACATTTTTCTGTATATGAAGGTACTGGAACAGGTGTTGGAAAAGTTACAACAAAGGGGTATCAAAGAAATGAAAAAACTAAAAATTATGTTCCTTTAATAGAAAATGTATTTGGTAAAGGAAATGTTATTAGAAAGGGTAAAATAATAACAGCTACTAAGAGTATCAATAACTTTAATAAAGGTGGTACAGTAATGAACAGACAAATGGAAATGGCTTTCATGCAACAGGGTGGTCTGAAGGATGATGGTATGAAGGTAGACCCTGTATCAGGCAATGAAATACCACCTGGCTCTTTGGCTAAAGAAGTACGAGATGATATACCTGCTCAACTATCTGAGGGTGAGTATGTAGTTCCTGCTGACGTAGTGCAATACTATGGAGTAAAACACTTTGAAGATTTACGTAACAAAGCTAAGGGTGGTCTTAGTCAGATGGAACGTGATGGACGTATTGGTGGAGAACCTGTACCTGCAGGTGGACCTAAGGCTGGACCAGCAGGACAAATGATGAAACAACAACCACCGCCTATGCCACCAAAGCCCCCTGCTACTTCTGGTATGACCCAAGCTCCAACCCC